GCGTACAAGTTACTTGAGCAGTTTGCATTCTTAGGTGGAAAGGCCAAGCAATAACCCTCGCGTTAAAAGGATAATAACTATGGCGTTTGTCGCCCTTGACCTCCCTGCTGGCATTTACAACCACGGGACAGAGTTAGACTCGTCTGGACGTTGGATCGACGGCAATTTTATTCGCTGGCAAAACGGGTCAGCTAGGCCCATTGGCGGTTGGACAACACGCAAAGCATCTGCAACAGCAGCAGCCCCAAGAGGCATGGTTGCATGGGTCGATCACAGTAATGACGCGCATGTTGCGGTAGGTACTTATAACAAGCTTTATGCTTTAAACCAGGGGTCAGTAGTTCAGGACATTACACCGTCTAATTTAACTTCCGGTAGTGCCACTGCCAGCGTTAATTATGGCTTTGGCGGCAAGACTTACGGCAACAGTGCTTATGGTACAACCAGGGACGGCGCTATTGCTGCACCGGTTACCACCTGGTCACTTGATAGCTTTGGGCAGCACTTAATTGCATGCAGCTCTTCCGATGGCAAAATATACCAGTGGCAGTTAAGTGCGTCAGCAGTATCTCAGGTACTCAGTAATGCCCCTACAGGCAACACGAGTATTATGGTGACCGATGAGCGCTTTGTGTTTGCCCTTGGCTCTGGCGGCAATCCTCAGAAGGTTGCCTGGTCGGATCGTGAAAACAATAACCTTTGGGCGCCCTCCGCAACAAATCAGGCCGGTGATATCGAATTGCAGACTACCGGTGAGATCATGTGTGGCTTACGCGTTAAAGGCGCTGCCCTTATTTTGACAACACTGGATGCTCATACCGCTATTTATGCTGGCCCTCCATACGTCTATGGCTTTGAGCGCGCAGGATCAAGTTGTGGTGTCATTTCTCGCCAAGGCGCGGTGAGCGCAAACGGATCAGCGTACTGGATGGGAAAAGGCGGTTTCTTTGTTTTTAACGGCGCATCAGTGACTGAGATGACGTGCGAGGTGTTAGACAAAGTATTTACCGATTTAAACAAGGCGCAAAGCTCTAAAGTCTGCGCGATTCATAATTCAAAATTTGGTGAAGTGTGGTGGTTTTATCCGTCAGGTGACAGTATTGAGAACGACCGATACGTGGTGTTTGACTACAAAGAGGGCCATTGGAATATAGGGGCGCTCTCTCGCACCACAGGCGTCGATATGGGCGCGTTTGTATCGCCGCTATGGTTTGATGCCTCTGGCAACTTATATAACCATGAGAGTGGGTTCTCGCACGATTCTGCGCCGTATTTAGAGTCCGGTCCTATCCAGATGGGTGCAGGGGACAACATTGTTAAAGTCAATGAGATTATTCCCGATGAAGGCACCGAAGGCCAGGTCAATTTAACCTTTAAAACACGCTTTTATCCCAATGGGGCTGAGACAAGTCACGGCCCGTATGATTTATCCTCGCCAACAGGCGCAAGGTTTCAGGGACGCCAGGTCAGAATGATCGTCAATGGCACAGAGCTTAATAACTGGCGCGCAGGAAAGATGCGTTTAAATGTGATTGAGGGCGGCAGGCGTTGAGCACTCTTTTACCACCTCCTGTTGGTGATGATTGGAAGCTTTGGGGTCGGCGCTTAATTAACAGCATGGCAACTATGCGCTCCCAGCTTGCGTTTTTATTATCAGGTGATTCTGCGGCGACAGAGGGGCTGTTGTTGTGGAGTCGCACTGGTTATCCGGTGGTATCAAAGGCAAATGAATATCGGCAGGTATTGTTAGGGGGCGGTTGTGGACAATTCTACGCAACAGCCACTCAAACAGCGTCTCAGGCAGATACAGGTTATGCGATCCCATTTAACAGCGCAACAGCGACTGATGGTGTGGCGATCAATGGGTCAGATGCGACCAAAATTGACATTACCGAGGCTGGAGTGCTCCACGTTAGCATTACTGCACAGGCAACCTCTAACTCAAGCTACACAGGCCGAGTCTGGATCAATGTTAACGGAACCGACGGATACGCTGTAAAAAAGGCGGTTAATGGGGATGACACTATTACCCATACAGCGCTGGTGACGGTAGCAGCAGGCCATTATTTAAAAGTGGTTTATGCGGTGTCAAACACCGGGCTTACACTTCCCAACACAGCTGCATCCTCACCGATACCAGCCATTCCTGCGGTACAAGTATCCATTATTCGGTGTAAACAATGAATTTGAGTCAAGAGCTTGCGCGCTGCAAACCGTGGATAGAGGCTGCGCTGGAATACTCAGGTGGCACCCACTTGTATGAGGACATTGTCAAAAGCATTGTCAGCGGTCACATGCAATTGTGGCCTGCGGAAAACGGGTGCGCGGTAACTGAGATTATCGTCTTTCCCCGAAAAAAAGTGCTGCATGTTTTTTTAGCAGGCGGTGAGTTAACACAGATTACAGATATGGATGATTCGGCGGCAAATTTTGCAAAGAGTCAGGGTTGTACAGGCATGACACTAGCTGGACGAAAGGGCTGGTCACGCGTTCTAAAAGCAAAAGGGTGGGCAGAGGCGTTCACTACACTAGGAAAGGATATTTAATATGTCAGGTGGAAAGGGCGGTAGCCAAACATCACAGGTAGAAATCCCACAATATTTAGAGGATGCGTCAAAGAAAATGTTAAACCGCGCATCGGCTGTTCAAGGTGTGGGGTATATGCCGTACATGGGGCCAGACGTTGCAGCGTTAACTCAGCCACAACAACAAGCCATGCAAACTAATATTGATGCAGCGTCCGCGTTTGGCTTAGTTGATCCAGGGCTTGATGCAATGGCAGGAATGCCGCAAGCTCAGGACTTTAACGGCGTCCAAGGGTACTCATCATTTCCAATGTATGATCAAGCTGTTGCTGATTTAGCGGCGTCAAGGCCAGGTCAGGTTGCTGCCTATGACAAGCTATTTGTTGACCCCGTTACTGGGTTGGGTGGACCTGGCAATCTCTTTAACGGCTACGTCGGCGGAGGTGGTGGTGGCAGTTCCGGTAACAATGGCGGTGCTCCTACGCATCATAACGACATTCCAATTCCAGATTTTGATCCTGGCATACCTGATTACGCAGAAAGCCCTGTGTACACTAATCCTGGTCCTGTTGGTCAGCCTTATCCACCGGTAGATTCCCCGTTTGTCATTCCAGAACCACCAATGCTGGACGCAATGATTCCAGATATGGTGATGGCAAACACCACCGCTCCAAGTATGGTAATGCCAAATAACCCTGTTAATTTCAAAGATGAGCTTCTGTATTCTGATCCCAACATGGGGAACGCTGTAAACACAGGCACGTTTAAAATAGGCAAAACACCAGCGTCGGGTTTATTAGATTTAAAGAATTTTAACAAGAGGATAATGTAATGGCAGCAGGCGGCGCTCAAGGCGTAATGATTCCTCAAGTTGGCAAAGCAGCCACAACAGATACACAATTTACAATACCAGCATCAACAAGTTTTGACAGAGCAGTGACACCAATGCCGGGCATAAGTGACATGGCAGCACCGGCAAATGGAATCACGCAAGGGCAAGCTACCCCTGCAAGCGGCGGAAAAGGCGGCGGTCTCACTAGCCAGGTCGAGCCAGCAGGCGGTATGCCCGACCCACAAATCCCACCAGGCGGTATGCCCGACCCACAAGTACAGGCAGGACCACGAGCGCCTAATATTAACCAAACAGCAGCAACAGGTATTAACGATTCTATTGCTGGTGCGCGCCGAGAAATGGACTTTGTGCCAAACTCGGTGCAGGCTGGTGGGTATGATGCTCGGCAATCATTTGGTCAAGGGTACAATGCCACAGGTGCAGCGGCTAATGGCTTTAATGCGGCAGATGTTGGGTCTCAAGGCTTTAATGCTACTGGCGTTAATTCTCAGGGCTACAACAACGCGACAACTGGCTCACAAGGTTACGGCGCGCAGAACGCAGCGGCTGGTGGCTACGGTGGAGCAAACACTGATGGGTCTACTTATACCGCAGAGCGAACAGGATCATCTCCTAGTGTAAGCGCGCAAAACGTCACTGCTGGACAGTTATCTAACACCAACTTGTCGCCCTATATGAACCAGTATCAATCAGAGGTCATTGATAATACGTTAGGTGATATGGATCGAGCACGACAGTTACAAATGCAAGATACAGGCGCTAGAGCGTCAGCAAGTGGTGCATTTGGAGGGTCTCGTCACGCATTAGCGGAAGCTGAGAACAACCGTAACTTTTTTGATCAAGCAGGCCAGACGGCGGCATCATTGCGTCAATCGGGTTTCAATCAAGCTCAAGGGATGGCACAACAGGACATTGCAAGTGCAATGCAAGCTAACTTGGCTAATCAGGGCGCTAACCTACAGGCAGGCAGCTTAACGGCAAACCTTGCACAGCAGAGCGCATTGGCAAACCAGAACGCAGGCAATCAAGCTGGTCAGTTTGGTGCTCAGTCACAGCTTCAGGCAAATCTAGCAAATCAGGCATCTCAGAACAGGGCAGCCGAGTTTGGAGCAGGCGCGCAGAATCAAGCTAATTTAGCTAACGCTGCTTCTGGTAATCGAGCGTCAGAGTTTGGTTCATCAGCCAGTAATCAGGCGGCGCTTGCTAATCTGGCGGCTACTAATCAGTCTAGGCAATTTGGTGCTACTGCTGCGAATCAAGCAAATCAACAAACATCAGCGCAACAACAAGCGGCTAACCAATTTGGCGCTTCGGCGGCTAACCAGGCATCGGCACAGCAGTCTTCTCAACAGCAGCAAGCTAATCAGTTTGGCGCCCAAGCAGGCAATACTGCTAATTTATCAAATCAGGCAGCACAAAATGCGGCTAACCAGTTTGGCGCTCAAGCAGGCAATACAGCTGCATTAACTAATCAAGCAGCGTTAAACAGAGCATCTGAGTTTAATGTTAATCAAAATCAGGCCACACAGATGGCTAACCAAAACGCGCAACTTGCTGGATCACAGCAGCGTCTTGGGGCCGCTAATCAGCTAGGTAATTTAGCTAACCTTGGCTTTGGTATGGGGCAAACGGCGTCTGGCAACTTAGCGCAAGACGGTGCGATGAAGCAGGGCTTGAACCAGCTCTTAATTGATGCGGCTAAAAACCAGTTTAATCAGTACAGCGGCGCACCGCTTAATACGATTGGATTGTTATCTCAAGCACTGGGCGCATCGCCGATACCGCAGACAACAACGACGGGCAAGCAACCTGGCTTGTTTGATTACCTAACACTAGCCGCAGGCATGTAATTATGTACGATCCAATGTTTGATGAAGAAGAAAAGCACCGAAAGATTGCGCGTGAGCAAATGCTGCAATCCCTGCAAGCGCCTGCGATGGACATACAGCCACAGGTCGCCCCTCCAACGGCACCTGATGTTGAGTCTTTTATGGACCAGATGCGCCCTTATCTCAGCAAGATGGGTCAAACCGCGCAAACAATGCAGTCTCAGGGTTTTATGTCACCTGGCATTGACCCGGTTCACCGTGGTGGTGGCGCCTTACAGGCAAGCTCAATACCAATGGCAGGGTATGGTCAGGGGCTAGTGCATCAGATGGGGCAACAAAAAAGCGATGGTGACAAAAAGTCAGATATGGCAAAAATGATTATGAAAATGATGGGAGGCGCGTAATGGCTTTCGGACCAATACCACCAAATCAGCGGCCACCGTTGCCTGTGCCGCAACAGCCAGTGCCACAAATGCAACCAGCGCCACAAATGCAGCAGGCGCCGCCAGTACAGGCTCAACAACAAGCACCGCAGGAAATGGGATTGCTTGCCAGAATGGGCGCAGGCATACAAAACTTTAGGTCTGACCCGGAGCGCATGGCGCGTTTGCAGATGGGCTTAAACTCGATGCGTTTGAACCCAGATCAGGGTATAGCGGCATCAGCGGCCAATACTATTCAGCAGTCTCAAGAGCGCAGACAAAACAC